CTGTTGGTTACTGTACGTGAACAAGTCTGATTACCGATTGTTTCACCAATACAACTGTGACGAGATGAAGCCCGACTACCTTGATGAAGTTATCAGGGAAACCGAGCGGCAGAACAACGTCACTGAAAAATTCCTACAGCTTGCTGAGAATACCAGCGAGCTGATGGAAATGATCTCGCCAGAATGGAATGACCTTTGCTGGCAAGAGCCACCAAGCTACTTAGAGGAGGCTTACAACATATGGAAGCGCTAACAGACCTCATTAGTGAGGCAGTAAAGCTAAACGCCTATCGGTATGAGGGTGTCGGCACAAGCGGCATCGTTGAGATTGGTCACGTTTGGCATCACCAGTTTAGTCAAGTAACCAGGATCGAGCTGTTGGATAACTGGATAAAGATACTCGAAGCGCAGCTTGAGTTAGAGAAATCAGCTTATGAAAAAGACGGAGGTCTATATAAATGGAAATGACCATTCCAAAAAGCTACGCCGCATTCGACTTGAAGGTGCGGGAGTTTTTGAAAAACGAAGCAAAGCGAAACTACGCAATGCGCGCTATCTCAACAGCAATTCTGCGTGAACTTACCTTCCTGAATAATGGCGAAAGGAGAAAATACGTTTATGAAAACGGTATTTCATACCATGAAGTGCTTACCAATTTGGTAAGCGAGATTGTTATGGACGAGTTAGGCAGACAACACAATGAAAAAAAGGAGGCTAATACCGATGGAAATGAGTGACAAGATAGACGCCTTAGCCAAGGCGCTATCAGCAGCACAAGGGGAGATGGGGGGCGCTGTTAAAGATGCTAACAACCCTTTCTTTAAATCAACTTACGCGGATCTTGGGTCTGTTATCAGAGCGATTAAGGAGTCCTTTGCTAACAACGGGCTGAGCTACTCTCAGCTACCAGTGCGCGACGAGCAGGGCGTCGGTGTTGAAACCATACTGATGCACCAGTCAGGGCAGTGGATAAAGTCTAACTACACTTTGCCGCTTGCCAAGTTCGATGCACAGTCGTCAGGCAGCTGCATCACCTACGCCCGACGCTATGCGTTGCAGGCGATTGCAGGCATCCCTGCGGTAGATGACGACGGTAATCAAGCGAATGCAGCAGCACCGGCAGAGCCGCCGCCCAAGCCAGCACGCAAACCGAAGTCACAAAAGACGCCGGAGAACGTGCAGCAGGAAGCCAAGACCAAGAACATCATGGTCAATGGCAAAGAGTATGGCCCGCTGATAACCTGCCAAGAGATCAACGCTTGTGTTGATGATATTGCGCTGGAGCAGTGGAAAGAGGACAACATCACCGCCCTCAAGCTCATGTCTCAGAACCACGCAGAGCTAAACGGCATCATTAACGCGGCATTCTTAGCCCGCAAAAAAGCAATCGCTGAAGACGTACCATTCTAAGGAGCAAACAATGGCTAACAAACCACACATCGGCAACGCAAAAATAACCTTCAAGCAGAATATCAACGCAAGCACAGGTAATGCGCCCGTTGAATACCAGGCTAGCACCTGGCTTACCTTCAACAATGGCTGGGATGAGATGGCTGGCAAGCCCCATCCACTGAATGACCAGCAAAAAATGGTCATCGAGCAGCTGCATCATCAAATGTTGCAAGCTGGCGTTCAGTTGCAGACGACCATCAAGCAAAAAACTGGACAGGACAGCCGGGCATGGCCCGTTGCTGGACGATTCAATCAGTTTGTCAATAAGATTGATGACCAAGCACCGCAACAGCAAGCACCACAGCAGAGTTACGGAGGGAATAATGCATGGTGAACTTCTTTCGATCAGTGATCTGGCCGCTTATCTTTTTGGTGAAAGCAGTCAAAGGAACTACAAGCGGGCTTTACGTCTGGTTCAAGCGGGAAACATCCCGAGCATCGACACAGGTTCCCGAATCTTTGTCACACGTACCCAAGTCCAAAAGTTCTTGGAATCGCACCCTACGGGGGACATCGGTTCTGATAACGAGGGCTGATGGATGGTTCGAGCTGGAGGCCTACGGGCCTATCCAGCGTATCGTCATCATCTGTTCGGACCTACGTGCTGCGCTAGAGAAAATGGTGGAGACACTTGATCGACAGTGCGAGCAGTATTCATTAGAGCAGCGTGGTCCCGAGTGGTGGGATGCAGAGGAGGAGTGTTTCGTAGGTGAGTCCGAGAAGACGCGTCACTGATGGAAGTGATATCTGGGAGCGCGTCAAAAGGGAGATGAGTTGGACGAGCGGCCCTCGCACAGAAAGCGAGATCGCCGCCGTCCTTCGCATCAAACCATCGGAGGTTGATCGAGGTCTATCCTGGGCCTATGAAGAAGGGTATGTTGGGTGGATACGCACGAGCAATGGTATCGCCTGGCATCGCAGGGCAGACAGAAAGACCATCATGCGACGCGGAATATTTGGAGAGACCGAGGCATGCGCTTACTGTTATTGTGCGCCTCATCATGCCGAAGGATGTATTCATGGCAAAGCGGTACACAAAAAAGGATAGCTATGCAGTACGAAGCTATCGAGATATAGCGGATGAGCTAGGCGTTACCAGGCATGAGGTCCGCAACATAGAACAAAGAGCATTCAACAAGATAAGGAGGCGGTTAAATGGATGGAGTAGCAATGGACAATATGAACGATGTGGAGATGCTGAAAGACTTCTTCAGGAGTCGGCAGATTGGTGTGAAGGGAGACTGCCCGACATGCAAGCAGACAGCTGGCATCAATGAGGAGCTGATCTTCTTACTGCAAAACATAGCCTGCAGAGACAACGTTGGTGATGCCTCAGACATGGCTAAGCGAGCGCTAATCATCATTGGCGTAGAGCCGAACGAGGACTAACTACTTACCCTTTGGTTTTTTCTTACCCTTGCCGTAACTCATGCTTTCGCCTTGTTGCGTTTGCTGATTGCGGCAGCTTTCTTTTTAGCGTCCGCTTTACTACGCGCTCCCCAAGCGTTGAGAGATAAGAGAAGACGCGTCGGACGACCCTCACTATCTCTCTCAGGACCGCGCATACCCCCCATCCGAGCAAGAAAAGAGGCGCGGCGAGGACTGTCGCCAGACCTAACAGGCCTGCGTAAATTACTGCCAGGATTTTCGCGCTCGTATGAACGACGCCCCGCTTCATTCAAACCTCCCGATGGATTCTTGCCTTCTTTGCGCTGCCATGCCGCTGACTTAGCCATTGCTTACTCCTGCCACTGCCCAGATCGCATCTGTTCTGCCAACTCAACGCCCCGTAGACCCACTTGGTCGTACCATCGAGAGTCTACCATCTCATCGGCAGCTGTTTCATACGAACCTTTCTCCGCAGCCCAAAGCATATTCTTAAAACCTGATAGCCTGGGCCATCCCATGTTAAAACACAGGTTAATCATGACAGCCTGGCGGGCTTCATTCATCTCATTCCACCAGGGTGCGTTGCGATTTAGCTCGTTGATTACCAGGTCAATGTCATTGGCTAACAGTATCTCAATCTCGGCAGTGTCTAGCCCACGCGCATCGGTAAGCAGCCTGCCCACGCCAATAGTGGGATGTCCAACAAGTGTATCGCCTGCATGTACAGGCTTGCCGGTAGCGTCGTCATACACAGCTAGGCGCACGCCTTCATGCCGTTTGAGTTGGTCAGCGATCTTGGCGATATTCATTTCTTACTCCGACTCAGCAGATCCTTGTCAGCCTTGCGAGCGCCACCCTTGCCGCTAACGAATGACTTCACGCGACCCATTGCCCACTGATGTGCAGATACCTTTGGACGGCTGCCGCTTGAGTAGTACGCACCCAAGCCGCGCTTGTAAACTTTCTTGAGGATGCTGGGACTAAATCCGCCAGTGCTAGTGCCTTTAAACTCAGCCACGACTACGCTCCCTAGAGATGCGATCCATCTCTGCCTTTGTGAGTAAACCTTTGCGGTAACGCTCGGCAGTGCGCTTGATCTCTTTGCGCCTTGCCTCTGGATTTTTTGCGCCCTTGGTGTACTTCACCGGCACGCCTTCTTTCTTGGCTACCGGCTTGAACTTACGCATTGTGCTCTGTTTCATTTTGTCCCCGACTTGCTTGCGCCAAAGTAGAAACTAACTACAGAGGACACGATGCCCCCCAGATAACCCAGCACCAGATTGACGATTCCGTCATCGTTGGCGTCAGGAGGTTGGATAGTAACGAGTAAGATATACCCACCAAATAGGGCAACGGAGATGAGGGCAATAGCTCTAGCCGTCCAATCCTCAGCGAATGACTGTCTTGCATGTTGTGTGTCCTTCATTTCAAGAGCGTAGACATCAACCTCAAGTTCTTTCATGCGGACTTCAAAGTCAAGCTCCGCCTTCTTGATCTCGGCCAGCTGCTCCGGTGTAGCCTGAGCAAGCGCCTTCTCAATCTTCTGTGGTGTAGGTTCACAGCCCAGCACATCAGCAAGCATACCTGCCGCAGCTCCACCTACTGGGCCGCCCAATGCCGTCCCGAGTGTGGGTGCCAGGTCGCCAATCAAGCCTTTGATCTTGTCAAAATTCATCGCAGATACTCCACCGCGCCTAGCG